TGGGGCATCCACCACCGCCAAAAAACGCAAGGATTTGAGAGCTGGCGAACCTGAAACCCACCAGCCTGACCGGGCTGACTGAAAACCAATCGTTTAAAATCACAATGACGCAAAAGGAATTAGCTAAGCAACTTGGTCTGTCCATTGGGACAGTCAGCAAGAAATGCCAAGAGGGTATGCCAAAGGATTTGGAAGGGGCTAAGGCGTGGATTGAGCTACGCAAGGCCAACCGGCACAGGAAGCTTCCCAAGCCCAAGGCACAGCAGCCGGTGGCAGAAGTGCAACCTGCCCTTCAAGGTCTGACGGCCGGAACACTGAGCTACGCCTTGGCACAGCACCGGATGTTGGTTGACCGGGCTAGGGAAACTTACCTTGCCGCCATTGAAGGAAATGACCCTGCCCAAAACAAGCTTCAGTCAGCCTATAACAGCAGCCTGAAAACTCTGGTGGATTTGGAAGATGAGGAAAAGAAAAGAGCCATTGAAGCTAGGGAATACATCAAGATTACGGAAGCACAGGAAGTGATTGAGAAGTGGACAGCCCGGGTAGCTCAGAAGTGGGATAAGCTTGAGCTTGAAGCAGCTGAGCAGTGCAACCCTGACCGGCCGGAAGTGGCACAGAAGGCGTTGCAGAAGTGGACGCTTGAAGCCCGGAAATCCTTGGCCACACCCAAGCTATGACTGAGCAGGAAGACCGGCTGATTAAGGCAGCACAAGCTATCATCAAGCCAAGCTATTCTGGGGATGTGGTGCAGTGGCTTGAAGACAATGTGAATGATGTGCCTGACAGCCCAATCCGTGGTAAGCTGAACCTAAGCCGGACACCTTGGATAGCTGAAGCCCTGCGGATTGCCACAGACCCTGAAACCAAGCTGCTGACAATCTTGGCCAGCACGCAGTCAGGCAAATCATTGTTTGCCCGGCTTTACTCCATCTGGCAAATCATCAACGCACCTGCACCCTTTATGATGCTTCAGGCCAATGACCCTGAAGCCAAGGACTTCTTCCTGCGTTATGTCCGGCCGCTATGGAAGCAGACCCCGGTGGTGCAAGCTATGCTGTCCGAAGGGGACAACGATAAAAGCACAGTGGCTGACTTCAGCAATGGGGTAACTGTTTACTGCCGTGGTGCGTGGAATGAAAACAACCTGCAACGCCTGAGCTTGCGGACAGTCATCATTGATGAAGCTTGGCTTGTGCCTAGGGGTCACATTGCAGAAGCAATGGCACGCACCCAAAGCTTCAGCTTTATGGGCAGGGTGATTGTGATGAGTCAGGGCGGCAATGATGGGGATGAATTCCACACCCTGCACAATGGCACAGACCAGCGGCATTGGTGCTTCAGCTGCCCGGCCTGTTCCTATGTCCAGCCTTGGGATTGGGCTTACATCAGGTGGCCGGATGACGCAAAGGTTGGCGGGATGTGGGACTTCCAAAAGATTGAAGCCGGGACAACCTATGAATGTTGCAACTGCCACACCCGGCTTAAGGACACCCCGGGTGTTAGGGCTGAAGCCAACCGGATTGACCGGGGTGCTGGGTTCAAGGCCACCACGCAATCAAGCAGCTGGGGAAGCGTTGGGCTGCATTGGAATTGTTTGTGTAACAGCAGCTGGTCTAAGGAAAGCATCAAGCTTCTGAAGGCTAAGGAAAGTGCTGACCTTTATGGTGATGATGCACCACGCAGGGTCTTTAAGCAGAAGCGTCTGGCACAGGCTTGGTCTGAGGATGGTGGTGAAATGGTTGCCCAAGCTCAGGCTGGGGATTACTCCCTTGGTGATGAATGGGACTTGGAAGCCAAGCTGACCCCTGAAGGTGGGGTGGTGGACATTCACAGTGCCAACATCCCTGATGGGTCTATCCCCTTCCGGACTCTTGCCGTAGATGTGCAGCGTGGTCACTTCTGGGCTGAAGTCCGCAGTTGGGCTAAGACCGGACACAGCCGGTTGAAGTGGTATGGCAAGCTTGAGACTTGGCAGCAGATTGATGACTTGGCCAAGACGCACCAAGTGCATAAAGCCCTAGTGGGGGTTGACTGTGGTGACCAGACCCAAGAGGTCTATGCACAGTGTGCAGCTAAGGGATGGAAAGCCCTTAGGGGTAGTGGTCAGGCTGACTTCACTGTGCAGGATGTTGGCGGCAAGACTACCAAACGATTTTATTCTGATAAGCAGCTTATCTTTGTCCCCGGCCAGCAACGCAGGTGTGAAATGATTGTGCATAGCAATCTTAGCACCAAGGACTTTCTGGCGGGATTGCAGAAGCGTAGGCTGCATACATACCCCCGGAATGTCCCTGAAGACTATGTGCAGCAGCTCACAGCTGAAGTCCGGGTGAAGGATAGCCGGACAGGGAAGCCCCATTGGATTATGCCAGCTGGCAAGACCCACGGCAACCACGCTTGGGATTGTGCCTTGATGGGTCTTATTCTTGCTGTCCGTTGGGGTATCATTGGCCGGGAAGCAACTGAGGCAGTGACGGCAGACCCTAAGCCAGAAGCCGGTTGACAGCCGGTGAAGCCTTGGCACATTCCTTGTCAGTCACACATTGGCTGGATGTGATGCAGTGGGGTCTTCATAAGCGTTGCTTGGGGCTGGCCAATGTGTGACCCAATTGACTTAGATTGCATCCTAAATGGCCACCGGGATTTTCATTGGGCTTCCTGAAGCAACTCTTGTTTCAATGCGTGATGCTGCCTTGGCTGAATTGACTACCGGCCTAGTCACTGTAAATTATTCTGACAGTGGCACATCAGTTGGGAAGCAGGTAACAATGCCAGCTAAAGAAAGGTTTGCAGAAACCTGCTTTGCCCTGTCTGTGCTTAATCCCACCCTTTATGGGGAAAGGACTACTGTAATCCGCACTCAGTGGGACAACTTGCAGGACTAAACTTTTATGGCCAAGAAAGCTAAAGGGACTATCAAAATCACAGCAGAAGAAACCCAGCCAAAGAAGATGGCCGGGCTTCATCAGTTTACCAGCATCCAGAATAATGGTAACCGGGCTGCTGTGTATGGCACAGCTGTTGACTTTAGTGAAGACTACCTGCCGTCTGACCGGCTGGAAATGATTAAACGCCTACGCTATGGTGAAAGAAACTGTGGCCTAGTGCGTCAGGTATTTCAGGATTTTGTGACTTATGTTGTGGGTGATGGCCTAACCCATCAGTCAAACTGTGCTGATGCTGCCAAGGCTGCCCTGTATGAAGAAGCTTTTACCCAAGCTGCTAAAAGCCTAGACCTGTCATCTAGGTTCAGCTGGGTAGAAATCCAACGCATCCTGCTCCGGGGTGCGTTGCGGGATGGGGATAGCTTTGCTTACTTTGTCAGGGATGATGAAGACCAGCCCAAAATCCAGATGATTGAAGGGCACAGGGTGGGCAACCCTGTTGGTGCTGCTGTCCCTACCGGGATGGTGGATGGCGTGCAGTTTGATAGCGTTGGCCGCATCCGGGGTTTCAACATCCTTGAAGGCAACGGCAAAAGCAACCTGCGTCCTGCTTCCTCCATCCGTCAGATTTGTGAACAGGATTATTCCAGCGGCAGCCGGGGACTTCCCCTGCTTCAGCATAGCTGGACGGACATTCAAACGGAAGATGAGCTGCTTAAGCTGGAGATGCTGGCTGTCCGCAATGACGCAGATTTTACAAGGGTGCTGCACAAGCAAGGTGGCTTTGTTGCTGGCCAGCTGAAGGATGAGCTTGGTGCTTCCGGCAGCAATGGTGAGCAGCTTGCCCGGAAGCTTGGTGGCAAGCTTGCTGTGCTTGAACCCGGGGAGCAGCTGAGCAGCCTTGAGAGCAAACGCCCCAGCAATAATTTTGTAGCCTTCCTAGAGGCAGTGCAGAAGGACATTGCCCGGGGAACAATCCCCTATGAATTTACCAGCAACCCCGGTCAGGCTGGTGGTGCTGCCCTTAGGTTGATTGCTGCCAAGGCTGACAGAATTTTCTCCCGCTGGCAGACCATCCTGATTGAGAAGCTTTGCACTCCGGTTTATCTTTATGTTTTGGGCACTAAGATTGCCAATGGTGAGCTGCCGGACAGCCCGGATTGGTGGAAGGTCAGCTGGACAACCCCCAAGCGTCTGACCATTGACGCTGGCCGGGATGCTGCTTCTGACCGGGCTGATGTGGAGCTTGGCCTTCTGTCTATGTCTGAAATCTATGCCCAGCGTGGTCTAGACCTGCGGACTGAAATGACCAAGCGGGCTGCTGACTTTAAGTTTATTATGCAGCTGGCTGAGCAGGAAGGCATCCCGCTTTGGACTCTTTACAAGCCCGGCTTCAATTGGCTTCAGCAGGGACAGGGCAAGCCCACTGCTGCTGAAGTCCAGATGGGTCAGCAGCCCAACCCTGAAACCGGTGAGATGAATGAAGTGGAAGATGAAACTGAAGATGAAGATGAGGATGCCGGTGAAAAGCCTTCCAACAATAATTCCTAAATCATTTAATTATGCGTAGCCTTATCAAAGCCATCCAAGGTCACAAGGTGTTCCTTGTTGATTACCAGATTGCCCAACAGCATCTGGCCACCACTGAAAAGCTAGGCTTCACTGACCTGCTGACCAAGTGGCTTGGTGAGTCCCCTAAGCCCTATCAGATTGGCAGCACCTATGTCATCCCGGTTGCAGGGATGATTGGCAAGGGGCTTAGTCCCATTGAAGCCATTGGTGCTACTGATGTGGAAGTGCTGGATGATTGGATTGACCAAGCTGTTGCCGCCAACGCCAAGCAAATTGTGTTCAACATTAATTCTGATGGTGGCACTGTGGATGGGGTTGAAGAATTGGCTTCCAAAATCCGTGGCCTGAAAGTCCCCACTATTGCCTTCAGTGCTGGGTCTATGAACAGCAGTGCCTATTGGATTGGCAGTGCTTCTGACCGGGTGGTGGTCAGCCCTTCAGCTTCCGTGGGGAGCGTAGGGGTCTTTGCCGTGGTAAAGGATTTGTCTGAACAGGCCAAGGCTATGGGCATCAGCGTTAAGGTCTTCCGGTCTGATGAGCTGAAGGGCATTGGTATCCCCGGCACGCAAATCACATCTGCACAGGAAGCCTACCTGCAAAAGTCCGTGATGGACACAGCCAATACCTTTAAGGCCAATGTGAAGATGAAGCGTAAGCTGGTTGCTGACGCTGACCTGACCGGTGCTTCTATGTCCGGCCGGGAAGCTGCCCAGAAGGGCTTGGCTACCGGGCTTGTTGACAGCTTCAAGGTGCTGATGACGCAGCTTGAACCTGTGGCCTTTAAGCAAGCCACAAAGGTCACCATTTGACTTCAGGTGCATAGGCAAGATGGATAACGAAACCAACACCCTCACCCCGGAAGCTCAGGTTGAAAAGCTGGCTTCCAACCTGACTACGCTTCAGGCTGAGAAGACAGAGCTTCAGAAGTCCTTTGAAGCCCTTGCTGCTGAGAAGATGGCTAGCACTGAAGAAGCCACCAAGCTCAAGGCTGAGTTTGAAGCCCACAAGCTTCAGGCTGAAACTGAAAAGGCTGAGCTGGCTAAGCTGCTTGCTGAAGCCCAAGCTAATCAGGTGACTGCTTCCAAGGAAGCTGCCAAGGTGATTTCCAATCTTGGGATGAAGCCTGTTGATGTTTCCCCGGCCGACAAGCTTGCCACTGAAGAAGTCACGGATGCCAAGAGCGTCTGGGCTACCTTCCTGAAGATGAAGGCTGGCACTGAAAAGCAGGCTTTCTTCCGCAAGCACAAGGCCATCCTTGACCCTCTTAACCTTTCCTAACCTTTACCTAACCTAATACTACTATGGCTACCAATACATTCTCGGCTGCTCCGGCTGCCCTGTCTGAAATCATCCTCCCCGGTCTGAAGGGTCGCTTGGCCTTCCTTTCCGCTTTCTCCACCAACCTTTCCACCAACGCTGTTGGCAAGACCATTCAGGTCAGCCTTGTGTCCGGTGGTGCTGCCAAGGAATTTTCCAAGGCCAATGGTGGTTACAACGAAGCGGACACGGCCGACCTTACGGCCGTCAGCGTGACGCTTAAACACCTGCACAGCACAAAGGATTTCTCGCCTGACGAAATTGGCGAGTATGGCGAAGAATACCTCGCCCGGGCTTTCGTTCCGGAAGCTATCAACCAGCTGGTGAAGAAGGTTCACGCTGAAATTGGTGCTACCCTCACCAATGCCAACTTCTCTGCCAACGAAGTGGTCACTGCCGCCAACTTCAACTACTCTCAGGTGGTTGACCTTAACACTGACCTGAATGACGCTAAGGCCGGTGACCCTCGCTGCCTTCTGGTGAATGGTGCTTATGCTGGTGCTCTCCGTAAGGATGCCACCCTGACAGCTCCCTTCAATCAGGCTGGTGAGTCTTCCCTTATCAGCTCTGGTCTGATTGGCACTGTTGCTGGTTTCCAAGTCTTTGAATTCACAGACCTTCCCACCAATTCGGAAAACCTTGGTGCGTTTGCCTGTGGTGCTGATGCCTTGGCGATTGGTATGGCCGCCCCTTATGCCGGTATGTTCCCGGGCGAGTCTTCCACTGCCACTGACCCTTCTGGTCTGTCCGTTCAGGTGCTTCGTTCGCAGGGCACTGATGGCATCGTGCGTCTTACCGCCACTATGCGTTTCGGGGTTTCTAAGGCTCGCGGGACGGCCGGTAAGCGTATCAAGACAGCGTAAGGATAAGCTCCTTACAGCAAGCAGCCTCACCAGAAATGGTGGGGCTTTTTTGTGTCTAGATTTTGGATGCAGTAAAATTACTTGCTTGACTTAATCAAACTATCTGCTATGATGTAACAAGTGAAGGTTAGCTGTAATGGTTAACCATCACCTGTTCCTTGAAGCTTTGTCATAATCATTTTGGCTGACCCTCCCGGTTAGCTGGAAACCAAACCCAAAAAACAAAATGACAAAACGCAACGCACCCGAAACCTGCCCTTACCGGGCATACCAAATCACCAAAGCCAATGGGCAGTTAATTGCCTATTATGATGGTGGCACTGCTGACGGCCAGCCGGCTGAAGTTAAGGCAGCAGCAGTAGCACAGTGGATGGGCTTACCCCATTCCGCAGCTAGGCATCTGCTGGGCAGTGGCATCTGCTATGTGGTCTGGGCTGAAGGCCAAGCTGTGAAGATGCCAACCGGTAAGGTAATCAAAGGTTAAGGTGTAACACCAGACCCCACTAGGCAGCCCCTAGTGGGGTCTTTCTGTGTCCGGCCTAGGCAGGGCATACCCCAGCCAGCCCAAAGGCTTCCTAGGTCAAGCCAGACGGCAAGGCTGGTGGCATTTGTCCGGTGCTGCATCTATGATGGATGCAAACTTTGCAGCAATAAAGCTGGCTGACGCACAGGCTATGTCTGCTGAAGCTGGCCAGACTGTGACAATCAATGCCGTCAACTATGACTGTATGATTGCTGACGCTACCCTGTCCCCGGCTTTTGAGCTGGGTGGGGTGATGGACAAGATTGATACAGTTATCAAAATCCCTGCCACATCTGCCGTCCTAGCTGCTGCGTCCTTTATGGCCATTGGTAAGAAGGTCACTTGGGCTGGCCGGGTTTATCGTATCGTGTCCAAGACAACTAAGCCCGGCAGTGGCTGGGTGCAGCTCAGCTGTCAGGATGCTGACCAGCGTTAATGGCTGATATCAACATTACAGTTAACAGGGCTTTGCAGGAAAAGCTTGTTAAAGCCTATCAGGACTTTGGTGCTTACACCCAGCAATTGACCAAAGACTTGGTTAAGGAAGAAGGTGCTTTGACTTGCCGTGAAGCCATCAACTACAGCCCACCCCTAGACGGCAAGGCCGGTGGCAAAGGTGATAAGAAGATTGCCCAAAGGTGGGGCAACTTTGCTGTGCTTGAAGACATTAATCTGATTGTCTCAGAAGACAGCAAAAGCCTAGCAGTAGCTGTCAATTCCAAGTCCAACGCCAGACTGAAATTTGACAAGTGGCGGCAGGGCAAACCACCAAGGACTTCTGGCATAATCAGCAAAATCTGGTCAGACACCAACGCAGACCGGGCTTTTAAGAAAGCATCCAACCTGTTTAAGAAATGGGCTGGCCGCAGGGTAAATGTCATAGGGAATGACAGTGCCTTGGAAGCTAGGCACAATCGTATCCGTAAACTTTACAAGGGACGCATCAGAAAGAATAACGGAAAAGACCCTTTGACCGGACAGGTGAAGGGTGAACCACTTGCCTTTGCTGAGCTGCGGGTAATCAAGTCATACACAAAGCGTAGGCAGGAAAGGGTTGGTTGGATGAAAGCCGGGTGGGTTACAGCCATCAACAAGATTGGCCGCCCTAACATTAATGGGATGCCTAAGACCTTTGGCCTACGGAAACTGCCTGATTGGATTACCCGCCACAAGGCAGGTCACGGAGCTGTTGGCCTGAACACCTACAAGGGTGCTGGAACAAACAATGTGATGATGACTGTCCGCAATGACCTAGGTAACATCTTTGGGGTAGGCTATCTGGCCGGAACAAAGACCTATGTGATGGCTGTCCGGGCTGGGAAGATGACCAGAAGGCTTAAACACTTTATGCGTATTGCCATTGAAAAAGCTAACAAGAACCAATCACCTTAAAACCTATGGCTTCAAAGTCCCCACTTAACATTGTTGAAACAGCTATTTCAAATGTGCTGAAGGCTGAACCTGCCTTGGCCGCTTACCACATTTACCGGGGTGAGGAAACAGGGGAGCTGTTGCTTCCTAGCATTGTTGTCAGCTGTGAGTCTGCACAGCCAGCCCCGGACATTGCCCAAGGGCTTGGAAACTATTTGTGCAGGGTGACTATTGGCGTGGTTAACAACATTGATGATGACACTGAGACAACCCACAGAAACGCCACACAGGAAGTCACCGGCCTGATGGACACCCTAGCTACCATCAAGGCTGCTTTTGTGGCTACCGGGGATGCCACCTGTTATGACACTACCTTTACCAATCTTAACTATCAGCCGGGTGAGCGTGCTTTGACCACAAGCATTGACTATGATGTTTTGATGGTCTTAGCCCCGGCCTGAACAGGCTAGGCTGTTTGACTTAGGGTGCATAGTTAAAGCAATCCTATGTCCAACACCACAAAGGGCACAGCCCACATTTACGGCATCAATGGGACAGTTACAGGTCTGACTGTCCAGAGCTACACAGTCAGCAGCTCTTGGGCAAACGCTGATGAAGTCACCAACTCTGTGGGTGAAGTCATTGCTGTCCGTTATTCTGACAAGCGTGTTAATCTGACTGTTGAAGGTCTTGTGCCTACTACTTACAGTGCTTCCATTGGTGATGCCCTGACCTTCACCGGCAATGGCATTGCCTTCACCGGTGGACACATCACGCAGATTGAGGAGCGTGGCGAAGCCAAGGGCTTTATGCGTGTAAGCGTCACGGCCGTTGACTTTGAAAACATTGCCTAAGCCGGGTTGACAGTTAGCCCATTAAATTGACGCTGGTTGGCATAATGGCTGACCAGCGTTTTTTTAATGCCTTCCTGACCCCGGCTAGGACTATCATCCTAGGTAAGAAGCTTAAGCCCTTCAGCCTTAAGCACAGGATTTTCTTGGAAGGCATTGGCAGCCCTTACCTTCAATCAGACCAAGAGCTGACCCCAGCTGACCTGTTGATTGCAATTAAGATTTGTGCTGATGAGAGTCTGGACAGCTTCACCTTGTGGGATAGGTGGCTTGGCCTACGGATGACCCTATCAAAAGAATTGTTTGCACAGGCTTCCCTTAGCTTTGTCCGCTATGTCAACCAGCCGGACACTTACCCTAAGTTTTATGAGAAGAAGGAAGCTGGGTCTTCAGCTGAGCAGATGCCTTGGCAACTATGTATCTTGGCCACCCTAATCCGCAATGGCATCAGCTATGAAGCTGCCCTGACAATGCCTGAAGCAAAGGCCATCTGGCTATCCACTGCCTTCAACATTCAGGCCGGGGCTAAGCTTGAGCTGCTGACCACGGATGATGAAGACCTAATTGACAGGCTTAAGGCTGAAATGACCAGCCCCAAGCCGGGCTGATTGACTAAATGGCAAAACTAGGGACACCCTAACAACTATGGCAGACGGACTTGAATTCACCATTTCAGCCAAAGACCAAGCATCTAAGGCTGTTGAAACCATCAAAGGCAAAATCCAAAACATTGGCAAAGACCTAGCCAAAGGTTTCCTGTCTTTTGCAGCACCACTGACCCTAGTGCAATCAGCTATCAGCTTTGTGACTGATGCCATTGCTGAACAGAAGAAGAAGGTTGAAGAAGCAGTTGAAGCTTATTCTGGGATTGGTGACAAGGCTGCTGACATTGGTGTTAACGCTGATGAATTCCTTAGGCTTCAACAAGCTGCTGACGCTTCCGGGCTTTCCGTCAACAAGGTTGGCAAACTGTTTAAGGAAACCACATCAATCATTGAACAGGCCACAGTTAAGGGAAGTGAACAGGAACGGATGCTAAAAGCTTTGGGCTTCTCAGCTGAGCAGATTGCTTCAGGACTTCTTAAGCCAACACAGGTCATTGAAGCTATGGCCGCAACCCTTGGCAGTGCCACCACAAACACAGAAAGAATGTCCCTTGCTACTGCTATGCTTGGCAAAGATGCCGCTGACCTTATCCCTGTGCTTCTAAAGGCACAGTCTGTAATCAGTGGGTATGGTGAAGACCCCGGAATTACGCCTGAAGAAATCCAGATTTTAGAGGATAAAAAGAAAAGGGATAAGCAGAAGGCCAACAAGGAAGCAGCTGCTATTGCCAAGCGTGAAGCAGTCACAGAATTCCTTGGCACTGATGAACAGGGCAAACAGATTGCCAACCGGATTAGGTTGGATTTGTCTAGGCAGCGAGGGGCGGCCGGAGCTGGTGGGGCTGCTGGTGGGGCTTCTATGATTACTGATGCTGAGATTGCAGCTGCTGCTGAAGCTGAAGTGCTAGCCCTTATCCGGCAGCGGAATGAGGAAAAAAGAAGGGGTGCAGCTATTTCCGGTCAGGCCGCAGCTGATGAATTGCATAACCTTGAAATGGCTAGGCTGAATGAAGAAGCCCTTAGAATTGTGGAAGCTGAAGCTGCCAAGGATAAGGAAGCCCAAAACAAGGATGATGAAGAAGCCCTTAAGAAACGCCGGAAGGACTTGGGTGACCTGCTTGACGCTCAAACCAAGGCCAATGATGACGCTGCCAAAGACGCTGCTAAAAATGCTGAGAAGGGCAATAAGCTCACAGTGTCCAGCCTTCGTGAAATTGGTGGTGCTATGGCCGGTGAATTCACCCCCGGAACATCAGCCCCTGTGATTGATTACCAGAAGGAAAGCCTGACCATTGAACAGAAGATTTTGCTGGAAATGGAGAAGCTAAACAATGTCTTCAATGAAAACAAGCGGCCGGGGGTGGACTTCACCAAAGACCCTAACCAAACAACCTTCATTGCTTAACCTATGTCCCTAGTTTCTAAAGGCAACAAGCTGAATAGTCTTCAGCTGCAACCCGGCTGGGTCATTGAAAATGATGGCTTTGGCCTTCTCACTTCCCGGCTGACCTTCAAGATTGATGCCGGAAGTGCTGAAGGGAAGAAGCCTAAAGAGAATGACCCTCACCCGGTTGACGGCCGGTTGCTGTGCCACCGGGCTTCCTATGTCATCAATGAAAGTGAGATTGCCACAGTAACTGCTGAGTATGTTGGCCTAGCTTCAGGGTCTATGTCCAAGGTGCAGGTGACAGGTGATGTAGCCCTTAGCACCCAGCCCATTAAGACCCACCCTAACTTCTACCAAAACACGGCCGGTAGCACAGGCAAACCACTGAAAGACCTTGGCTGGGATGAGGCAGCACAGACTTTCCCTGAGTCCAATGCTGAAGCCATCAATAATGCCCTTGTGGGTATTAAGTCCTATCTTGCACCTGATTTGCAATACACCGGGACTTATTACACCAACAGCAAAGAAATCCTGCTGAGCAATCAGAAGATGATTGGCAAAAGTTTCCAGACCATTGCCGGTGCTGAAGCTATGGTTATCCCTCCAATCCTTAAGGCTATCAGCAAGTTTCATCTAAGGTTTGGTTTGATTACAGCTGTGACCTATGAGCAGTTTGCCAACATCTACAAAGTCCGCTTTACCTTCCGGGTGGCCACAGGTGGCTGGCACAGCCTTATCTACGAAGTCCACAACTGATGAACCAAAAGCTTCAGCCCGGTGATGGCTACACCTTCAGCTCAGACAGCCAAGGGGTGTCTATGTCCATTGACCAGCCCGGCCGCAGACGGCATCCGCTTGAAGTTTACAGCAACCCTGACAACGGCAGCCCTGCCATCAGCGTCTGGCCGGGGACAGTCAATGGGGTGATGCCTCAGATTTCCGGTAGCTACCTAGATGCTACCACCCGGCCTAAGCTCACAATTTCCAGCAGTGGCACTGTCTATGTAAAAGTTACCCGGTCTAGTGGGCAGGTATTCCCAACCACAGTGGCAATAGAATTTGCAAGCACAGTGCCAGCAGATACCAGCAGCACCGGCCACTTTGCCATTGCCAGCATTACCAAGACAGGAAATAGCCTGAACATCAATCAGGCTGTCAGCCAAAGTCTGATTGTAGGCCGCCAAGCTTATGGGCTAAGTGGTGCAATCTTCTATTGGTTCAATGTCTGAAATTTACCCAGCTGGTTTCTATCCTGCTAGCAGCACAGTCCCGGTCAAGTGGACTGATGCAGCCGGTCAGCCCGGGATTGTTCAGTTTAATGGGCTGGTTTATGAGAAGTCTAACCGGCACACAGGCGGGACAGGTAAGCCCAATGAAGAAGAAGTGGGTGGCATCCGCACTTGGAAGCTCTACACCCCGGCCGGCCAGACAGCTCAGATTGGGAAGTCATACCGGTTTTATTGGGCACATCTGCACAGCTGCATTGCACCTTCCCCAGCTGTTGCGTTGGTCTATGATGAAGACACTTATAGCAGCACTTCCAATTATTTCCTGCTAGGCAATGGGTCATTTGCCGGCACAGCTTCCCAAAACCTTCACCCGGACAGTGGGATTTCTACGGACTACCGGCTGCCTAGCCCTACCATTTACGCTGAGTATCCAACCCAGCCGGCTATAGGATTGTTTGACCGGTGGCATCAAAATTACATCCCGCCACCCAGCCTGTTGGCTTTACCCGGGGTCAATGGCTGGCCTTCCCCTGACCCCAATAGCAGCCCACCTACACCCTACCCACCACCTAGCCCTGTCCCACCGGTTGAAAAGGTGGTGGATAAATACATCTATGCCGGCACTACTGTTTCCGTAGGCAAGACTTACACCGGCTATGTCCAGAAGTATGAAGCCACCGGCAGCTGGGTCTGGAACGGAACAAATTATGAGTATCAGCTAGGGGCTATCACAACCACACAGGTTGCAATCACCCACACAGTCACCCAGCAGGACTTCATTGATTATGTTGAAAACACAGTGCCCTTACCCTTACCCACCCAGACTTTCACAGCCTTTGGTGCTGAAGATTATTGGGTGGGGTGGGGTGATGTTATCCTTACCAGCGTTAACCCAAACGCTGACGCTTGACCAAATTGCACTAATAGAAGCCAATGCCACTACCTACCACCCATAAGCTGTTCATTGATGTTAAGGCTGGCCTAGCCTACCCAACCTTTGCCAGCACCAGCCCGGTCAGCAATCCTTCCTTCTTCCTTGGTGACCTAGCCAAGCTGCAAATCTTCTTCATTGAACAGACCGGCCTAGGCACATACCCCCGGCAGGAAGTGGCTGGCCTTGGGACACCCGGCATCCGTGTTGCCGTTGGTCAGATTGATGCCAGCCCTACGGCCGGTCACTTTCATTTAACCTTTGGGGGTGATACCACACCAAATCAAAGCTATGCTGTAACAGCAGCACAGCTTCAGACTGACCTTAATGCCTTGGCCAGCATTACAGCTGCTGGTGGAATTACTGTTAGCAAGATTGGGGATAACTACGCCATCAAATTCAACACCAACGGCAGCCGTGGAGCTTTCACCGGTGATGCTTCTGCCCTTATCCCGCTTAGCAATGTTGGCATCAGCGTCTTGCAGGAAGGTGACGGCACTAAGCCTGAGATTGTCCTTG